TGCATCAAAGGTTATACCGCTACCAGATCCCTCAGCACTTCCTGCTGGATTAGTTTTACTGCCCTTGATTTGTTCTTTCTTGGGTGCAGGTGCGCGCTCCTCATCGCCATTTTCCTCTGACGGTGTATCTGGAATGTCTGCAACATCTAATGCAGTGATGCCCAAATCTCTAAAGGCTGCCCGATTATCTGGATTGTTATCTATCGCAAGAATGACATTGTATTCCTCTAATAACTTTGCCGCAGTTGCTTTTTTAAATTCAACAGAATCAACTGAACTGTTTTCTTTCATAAACAAACGGTCATAGTCAATTCCTAAAGAATCTAATTCAGCAACAGTTTCATCGCGATCGGCTACGACACGAGCAGTGACGATAAAAATTTCTGTATCTGACATATCCTCTAGAAAGTTGTAAGTGCGTTCTATTAACTGACCGTTGTTAGAAATTAATGTGCCGTCAATATCTACAATTACAGCCTGTGGTCCAGATTCGATTCTTACATCATCTTCCATTTCGGAATCATCTTGCATTTCCTCTTGACCCTGATAATCCATTTTGGTTAATGGCGCAAAACCTTTAACTACAAACTCATCAGTTTCAGTAAGTATTCCATTGTCATTTGTATAAACCTGAATTGTTGCAAGCGGTCTGGCTTGTGTTGCAACTATGTCCCCGCCTAAAGGATTTTTAACTGCTCCGAAAGTCGATACAGAAGTGATCTCGCCATACATTGTGTTTCCTGCGTTATCCCAGAAAACATAATCACCAACTTTAAGTTCATCATTTAATGCGCGTTCACCGCCCACTTCGACATCCTCTGCAATTGAAATAGCAACCATCTGATCTATGGCTGCTTGCTTAGTTTTATGACAGCCCATTATTTCGCCATCCTCTTTAATAGTTGCCCATCCAGAACAACCCTCTGCGCTATCTGTAATGAAGTATGGCATTAGTACGATGTCTGCCTTAACCACGAAATCAAATGTGTACCTGTTTCTGAAATAGCATAAACAGATTCACCGGCATTTAAAATCAATTCCATACTTTCTAATTTTTGTATGGCAAAACCATTTGTAGTGCTTACAGAATCATTACCTAAAAATAGAACTTTAGTATTGTCCAAATTATGAATGTGTAGGCGTGACGGATTTGGGGAAATTCCATCGACTAACTGACGTGTTGTTCCTATCAATTGCTGACCAGATGTAATTGCCACAATTAAACCTCATAAACTGATTCAGGATTTTCGGGATCAATTTGTGCGATACCTTGCAACTGTACAGATGGTACGCCTGTGTGATCTATTGACGGCAGATTTAAAGCAGCCAAAACGCCAGCAGGATTAAAGCCAGCCAGAATAAGTTTCGATGCCATCGTGACACGCTTGTCTGTTTCCACGAGCGATGCAGCACCCAAATCCACGTTAGCCAAAGGTACACGGTAAACGTCACCACCATCGACAGGGCGCAGATCCTCGAACCTACGGATGTCATTGACTGATAAAAATCCTGCTTGTGAACCAATGCTGTATCCGTTCATTCGTGTAGCAAAATCACCGCGCAGTAATCCATCTACATTAAAGCGAATAAATGCACCCTCAGGAAGTAGTGTGCTGTAAGCATCCTCCATCTTTGCAATGTATGGGCGCAAAGTATGAGTTACAAAGTTAATGTTCTGCTGCTCTACGGAATTGTAAGACATAGCACCCGCAGATGTAATACCGATCATATGTGGCGGTACGCGGAAAATTCTTGCGATCTGTTCAACCGCAAACTTTTGCGAATCCAACATTTGTGCTTCATCAGGATTTACACCAGTGCGAACAAACTTTGCTCCACCCGTTAGGATGCCAGTCTTATGTGCTTTCTTGTAACCCTTATGGCGAGAATCAAAACCCTCAACTAATTCTTTTGCTTGTTCCCGATTTAGTCCCATAGGTGTTTCGATAACACCAGAAGTTGTAGCACCTTGTCCAAAGAATCTAGATGCGAAAGATTGTAATGCGCTAGCAAGTCCTAAGTTATCTTTTAATTCAGTTACGCGACTTATGCCGCGCAATTCACCAGCCTTGCGCATTTCGGTAATGTGTAACATATCCCGCGAAACTACTGGATACTGGTTATTATCATCGATAATGTAAATCAGTTCACGGGTTACTGGTGTACGCGTTACCTGAATTCTGTTCGGATCTATTACGACAAGATTTGCAACCTGTCCTGTTTGATCTCTGTAAATACGCACGAACGCATTGCCATCAAGCAATAACGAAATAAGCACCTGCTGGTAATGCTCGGTGCGTAATAAATCAACATCTGGTCTTTGTATCCACGCTGGTTGTGGTCGATAAGGTACGCGGTTGCCATCAACACGGCGGAAAGAATCAACTGGAAGTGTAGAAATTGTGTCAGAAATTAAAAGCACGCAAGCGTAGAAAGCATTAATGCGCATTGAAGTAATTTGATCAATGTTCGTTCCTGCTTCGGTAGTAAATGCAAAGGAATCACCAGAACCCCCTAACAACAAACACTCCCTAAAAACTAAAGAATTGTGGGACAACGGGTTCATCACGCGAAACTGTTGCCCTATCAAATCCAATGATACTAGCAACTGCCGCATCGATCTTGCGCGGTGATCCACGGTGTTCTTTAACAATGCGTGGTCCAATGCGATCTGTTTTGACAACGGCGTTTGATAAATGCCTAGTCAGCAAAGGATTGCCATCGTGAGTTAGTTTGCCAGAAACAACGGCATCGTAAAATTTTGCGCACGCTGGCACCATACGCGCTGGTGAAGTCGATGGCCATTCAACGATAGGTAAGCCAGCATCATCTAGAACTTGCATTGTACGTTGCCAACGGAATGGGTCACAGGCAATTTCTTTCACGTTATGTGTAGAACAGAACTGAATGATTGTGTTTTCCACATCTAAAATGTCCACACGCCAATCCTCATCATCATCTGGTTGCTTTTCCCAAGCCTTAATCATAAAAACGTGTGGCTGATCCTCTTGTGTTACACCGATAATGACAGACGCATCGCCAGAGAACGAACCATCAAAACCAAGCACGACTGGTGTATCTGCATCAATCTCACGTTCTATTGCTAATGGTTCCCACGATCCATTAGGTAACCAAGAAAGTTGCGAACTGACCCACTGGTTGCATCGCTTAGTTCTAAATTCTGATTCTGGTGTTCTTTTGACCATCGCTGCAAAATCTGCGGGATCATTTAAATCACCAAAGGCTGGATTTGCTGCTTTCCAAGTTTTTTCTATTGTGTGATCTGCTTCATTATCTGCTTCCCACCACGCCATAAAAAATGTTGGATCATCAACTTCACCGGCAGCGACACGTTTGCCGTACTGATACAAGTTGTACGCAATAGAATCTTGTCCAGTTGAATCCGATTTGACTCCAGCAGTTGTAATTGCAATTGCCATAGGTTCTCTACGCGCACCCATACCAAGTTGCATAACATCCCAGAGTTCACGATTCGGTGCGGCGTGCAACTCATCGAATAGGACAAGCGTAGGTGACAAACCTTCCTTGCTGTAACTTTCTGATGACAGTACGCGATAGACAGAGCCAGTTGCTGGAACTTCGATTGCATCGCGGTAAACTTTGCACAATTCAGATAGTTCTGGTTCTGCTTCAATCATTTTCTTAGCATCGCCGAAAACAATGCGCGCCTGTTCTTTATCGGCGGCACAAGAATAAACTTCACCACCCTGCGCGCCCATAATTAAAGACCATAAACCTATACCAGAACCCAGAGCAGATTTGCCATTCTTTCTTGCCATTCCGATTAGTGCAGTACGATGCTGAAACTTACCTGCGTCATTTACTGCAAACAAATTATCTAACAGTTCAATTTGCCACGGTCGCATTTGCATAGGATCGCCCGAATATCCCGCAACAGTTTCTTTAGTTTGAATTGCAAACGTGTTAATAAAATCTGTAACTTGCCAACCGCGTGATTTTTTCAGCGCAGTTTTATCCACAGGTGTAAGCCACGCAGGTGGCCAAGAATCAATTTTGGCTGGCACGCGACTTTAATTCCTCCAACTTAGATTGTCTTTTAACTTCTGCAACACCTAGTCTGGTGCGATCTGTCGGCGTGAATCCTAGTAAAGAAAGATTTGCAACAAGTTGTCTATCCAACTCACGCAATGCTTTTCGTTCGTCTGGTCGATTGCTACTCATTACCTGAATACGCAAATTCCAGCGTTCATCTAATAATTCGCAAGTCATAAGTAATAAATCTATGTCAGTTGTCGGACTGATCCAACTTTGTCCCATTCCCCAAATGCGATCCCATAGTTGTCTGCCAGCAGACAGTAACGGTCTGTGTGGTTCTGGAATTTCATAAGCAGATGGCAATAAAACCATTTCACCTTGATTCGGTAATGGTCGCTTGCCAGGATTGCCAATCATTCGTTTTTGTTCGGTTGGTTTTGGTGGCCGTCCACGCGTTGTCATTTTTGCAACCTTTAATTTGTTTTGCGTTCAACTAATTTTAGTTTGTATTTGTTTTCATCTGGTGGAACATAATCCGCTTTTTTTATTAGTGGTATTTCTTTAAACTTTTCGTAATTAACGTGATGATGCCAACGATTAAATTTCCAAGAAACTTTAGACACATCTGGATGCGCATCTACAAGCATTTGTGATTTAGGCAATGTGCCTTCCTCTGCATAAAATGCTTCTGTATTTCCGCCAGCCATTTTCTGTGTAGTTATTTTGTATTGTAAAAACGCATTGAATAAAACGGTTTGCCAGTAATTGCTTTTTAGAATGTCTAACGACAAGATCGTGTCCTCATTGTATCTGCCACGCCATCTGTACGGTAAATCATTGCGGATTAAGTTACAGGAATAAATGCGTGTGCCGACAACGAATGGTGGAAGTTTCGCACGACTAGGTGCAAACATCCAATACTGTGGACCAGCCATTGCAATGTTTTCATAACGCAACACAAATTCCTCCATCGCGGCAAAGATAGTTCCATCACCTACGGGTATGCGCTGATTTTTATGCAGTCTGGCAAACAGTTGGATGTTGTCGTCCATAGTCCAATGAAATTCGTGTCCCTCAGCAATCGAATGTTCCCAGAGAAAATTGCGCGCTGGTCCAGAACCAGTTGATTGTCCCTCTTGTAATTCCATAAGTGGGTCAAATGTTTTCTTGTAAATCGGATCAAGAATGATTAACTTTTGGGCAGGGAAAAATTTGTTGTATTCCGCAAACTGTTGTTCCTCGATTACTAAGCGATAGGGAACACCTATGCTGTCTAAGAATCTTGGAGTGGTTGCAATTTCGGCGCGACTTTTACTTGGTATGTAAACAGGAAATTGTAGTTGCATTATTCATCAGCGACATAATTTAATTTGACTGTTGAACCTATGTGACCATCATCTGTTGGCCACCACATAGAACCTTTTTTTGGTCGATCTATTTTTGTGAAAAAATCATTGGCATCTTGTTCGGTTGGAAAAGCAATCGAAACTCTAAATGCCGCGACTTTATCATCTGATTCATAGTCAGGCATACCCGTCCATTCATCCATCGGATTAAGCGGTGGTTGCAAACTAATAAATCCAAACTGTTCTAATTCCCAACCGACAGAATCAAGTTCCAGCAATTGTTCTTTTAGAACTTCTGCATCCCATTCGGCAAGTTCTGCTGTGCGATTATCTGCCAATGCAAATGCTTTAATCTGATCCCACGTCCAGCCGACAGGTGTGCGACTGATCGCAATTTCTGTCCAGCCTAAATTCTTTGCTGCTTCCAATGTTCCGTTACCAGCAACGACAATGTTGTCTGGCGTGACGATAATTGGCTTACGCTGTCCAAATAATTTT